CTATGAAGCAAATTATTTGCTGTTTTGAGCATGGAGATATTACTGAGGGGCCGTACCCAAATACTCGTGGTGATTGTCAGTTAAATGTTTCTGTTCGCACTGCAGGCGAATACATAACAACAGCTGTTGCAATCAAGCAGAGCGAGAACGGTGAATTCTCAGTAGTAGTCACTACATTTAGAGAGTAGGCTAAATTATGTATCACTATGAAGAATGCGGTTTGAGCAATATTTGGCTGCGCAATGGATTTACTATTGAAAATGATGAAGACTATGGCGAACTCGTATCAATTGAGTCTGTCCATGAACTTCATAATGCCATTGGATTGTACTTAATTACTCAAAAGCCTGACCTGAATGGTGAGGAAATTCGTTTTTTACGAAAAGAATTGAACTTATCACAGAAAAATCTTGCTGGGCTTTTAGGTGTCGGTGAAACTAGTATTAGACATTGGGAAGCTGATCGCGGTTTAATTGGCAAACCTACAGAGCTTTTACTTCGTGCTTTATATAAAGAGCATGTGCAGGGTGATGGTGAGTTACGAAATATGATCGAATCATTAAATCACCAAGAAAGAACATTAGTCCCAAGTGAAATTAGCTTCTCATATGGAACTAATCATTCTTGGCATCAAAGTAATTGTGAAATAGCTTAGTTAGTCTTGTTTGATAAAAACCACCTTCGGGTGGTTTCTCTTTATGTGACATTTAGTAATCAGTTTGTTAAAGTTAGTACACTTTATAACAAATGGTGAAATTCATGAAAAAAATATTGGCTGCGGGTTTAATTGGTCTTGGGTTAGTTGGGTGCGCTACCACACCTCAGCAACCATCAGAACCTGTAAAATTTGAAAAGGTTTATCAAATAGATGGATTAAAGCAAGGGCAAATTTATGATGGCGCACGTCAATGGTTTGCTACAGCTTTTCGCTCGGCAAATGCAGTAATTCAGTATGAGGATAAGACTACGGGTTCAATTATTGGCAAAGGTAATATGCCATACCGTTGTTCTGGGTTTGCTGATTGTATGACTGTTACGGCTGGTGATCGAGTGGATTTCACAGTGCGTGTAGATACAAAAGATGGGAAAATGAAAGTGAGTTACGATAATCTTACTCACTATAAACCAGCACAGGTAATTAGTGGAGTTCGATATAATGAAACTAATAGACCTATTACTGAAAACTATCCATCAGCTAAAATAATTATGGATGAATTAAATAAATCATCCGATCAAATGGCTGAAAAGATTAAAACTCAACAAAAAATTAATGCCGATTGGTAATTAACATGAGCACTCATGGCATGAGTGCTCTTATTTTATTAAGTATTACATTGTAGTGATGATATGAAGAAACTATTTATAACAGCAGGGCTAATGAGTGCTGGATTTTTTGGGTTAACAAGCGTTCACGCAAGTGAATGTGGTTATGAGAAATTGCAAGGAAGTGAATTTTCTTTAACAGATATGTCAAAAAAATATGTGCTTAACTCTTTTTTTGTTGATCCGAATAAGGATATTTTTGCTGGAATTCAACGCAATGAAAAGAATTATGAATCGTTGAAAAATAATAAATTCAAAGTAGTAGAAACAGGCGTGCTCACCAGCACAAATGAAAAGAGATTACTTCCAACTAGATATTCAGAATTTGTTATTAATAATAAATCGTATGTGCATGATAGGGCTTTAGCCTCAAAATTATTAACATCTGACTGTAAAACTTATTATTTAAGTGGAGGTTTAACTTTAAGACCAGAATCTACGCAATTTATGTTTTTAAAAGCCGATGGTAGTAAGGCTGATGAGGGGAGCTATATTGAATTATTTGGAAGTGCTCTGAAGCAAAAAGACACTTCTGCATCTGTAATTTTTGATCGTTTTGAAAAAATAGTTAATATAAAAACTAAAGATTTCGATAATATGTTACTGCGAGGGACATACAACCCAACAACAAAGAAACTTTTAACAAGTCAATTGTATTTGAATACATCATTCATAGGTAAATGGGGGAATATTCAAATTGCCTATGATACCGATGGAAATACTCATGAAGTTGTGAAAATTGATCGAGATGCAGACTGCTCTAATAGGTATATGGACTGTAAATTAAGTGAGATAGTTGGAGTATCATTGTCAGAACCATTTCTAAGAAAAAATAAAAATGGCTTTGAGCTAAAACTTAAAGGTCAACAAGATCGGATTATCAAAGTACCTTCCGATATGGTAGTTTCATTCTTAGATGGATTGGATGCTGCGAAAAAGAAATATTAAGATAGAAAAAAGCACCCTAGGGTGCTTTTTATTTATCAAAAATTACCATGAGCCTTTTTCTTTATCTTCTGTTTTAGGTTCAGAGCTATTTTCATTTTCTTCATCTTTTTGGAAGTAATTAGTTTTCTCTTTATAGAACTTTTTCACATTTGGATATTTCTTGAAAACTGACTCCATGTACTCTTCTTGGTTACCGTTAAGCATTGATTCAAACATACCTGTAATCATTTCCATCATCTTCATAGAATTAGCTAGTTGTTCTTCTAGGATCTGAATCTTTTTGTCCTTTTCAGATTCAGATGAAATTTCTATATTGAGCTCTTCGCCTTTATTTCTATTTTGTTCTCGTTCTTCTAATACTTTAGTTAGCCGCGCTTCTAGCTCTTCAGGCGGCATTTTCAGTGGAGATAATTCAGGTTCTAAGATAAAGCTTCTTTCAAGTCGAGCGATAATATCCGCATTCATAGAGCGCTTATATGCCTTAGCAGATTCAGCCACTTTGTCGCGTAACTCTTCAGACCATCTTAGTTTGTATTGAGGGTCTTTTTGATTCTCGCTCATTTAAATAAACCATATACCGCAAAAATGAAATACTGATCATAAAGTACCATGGAGGTACTTGACAATGGTCGCAAGGAGGTGCATATTATGAATGTACCTCCTTGGTGCTATTGTGGAGATAATTATGGCAAAGCAAAATCAACAGCAGTTAAAAATTAGATTTTTTGATGATTCTGATCATTTGAAATTAAAGGAAATTGCTGAAAAAGAGGACCGATCCTTGACCTATGTGGTTAATCAAGCGATTAAACAATTTTTACAAACCAAAGAGAGTGCGAAAGCATGAATATTAAAGACATGAAAAAAGCAGACGTCCGCCAAGATCAATCTGCTTTTTGTTTAACCCACACAAAGGAATTAAACCTATGACAAGTTTAGCACAAAACTTTTTAAACCCAAACAATAAGCCTCTAGTTATTGGTGACTTCACGATTCGCCAAGATGATGAAGGACGTTATTGTTTGAATGATCTACATAAGGCTAGTGGAGATGATAAAAAACATTTCCCTGCATATTTTCTTCGCAACCAACAAACTAAAGATTTAATCGCAGAAATTGAACTATCAAATGTAAATGGTTCAGATTCTGAGCGATATGAGAATTTGCATATCGCTGTAAAAGTAATCAAAGGTGGTTCTGACAAACAGGGTACTTATGTTGTTAAGGAGCTAGTCTATGCCTATGCAATGTGGATTAGTCCCAAATTCCACTTGATGGTTATCCGAGCTTACGATTCACTTGTGATGGAGTGGTTGCTAAATGGCAAACAAACTATCTCACCAGAACAAGCTGGCATTCTTTACAACATTGTTCATACAAGAGCAAAAGGTAATAAAAATTTGATTGTGCAAATGTGGAGTCGTTTAAAAAACCACTTTAAATACTCAGCGAGCTATCGTGAATTGAGAGCAATTCATTTTGAGGATGCTAAGCATTATTTAGAAGTTATGGATTTGACAAGTAAAACCGATAGAAAGCCTGAGAAGAAGGCGCAAGGTTCATTGTTTAATGAAGACCACTTCAAATTGCTCAAGGACCTGATAGATGCGATTATTTCTCAAAACTACGTAACCAGCAAAATCTATCGTGCAATACACATGCTTAATAACGAGCAAGGTTGCTACTTAGCAGAATACGCATTTAAAACTAATATTGCAGTTCTTAAACTCACTAGGGCAATGGGTTTAACAGGACCAAATAACAGAAAAATCATTAGTGATGATCTAAAAACTGCAAGCTATACCACTGGTAATCAACATTACGGTGATAGATGGTTTCACCCATTGGTGGAGTCAGGTCGCTTAATGGGGGGTGCTGGAAATTTCAGGTAGTCTGATTCGTCACTAATAAAATCAACTTAACAAAACCCACTCATCGAGTGGGTTTTTTAATACCTAATTTTTCTCACCACAACTTTTGATGCTCGGGTGAGAAAGATAATTCAATTGAGCGTCAGGAGAAAAACCATGTCAAACGTAATGACAACTGAAGAAATCGTAATTGTTGAAAACGACAAGCCATTAACTACGTCTTTACATATTGCTGATGGATCTAGAGCGAACCATAAAGCTGTAATGCAGTTGATAAAAACACATATTCATCATTTCAATAAGTTTGGAAGGGTGGCATTTGAAATGCGACCCTTTGAAACAGAAGGTGGAGTTCAAACAAGACGGATTGCCCTACTGAATGAACAGCAAGCTACATTCTTAATGACTTTAATGCGTAACACTGAACGTGTAGTTGAGTTTAAGTGTGCTTTAGTGCAGGCATTCTATAACACTAAGGAATTTCTTAGTTACCAATATCAGGCACATGCCAATATTCATAACAAACTTAATATGCAGTTAGACATCGAGAAAGCTGACGCTAGTTTGGCAGGTCATATCTTGGGAAGTTATCGGAAAAAGCGAAACACATTAATTAGCGCAATCAAAGAAGTGGAGCGACTAATGCAGCCATGTTTATTTGATTGAACCCTTTTAGATTTTAAATCTGAAACGGATTAAATGAATGGTTTGATAGATATGCCTAAGCAGCCTCAAGGGTTAGACCTCAAGTCCAGCCCTTTTTTATTGTTGTAATTTTGGAAATGAAATATGAAAGATAAGTCTAAGTGGTTTGTTTTTAAGGAAAATGATCAAGTTTTTGGATGTTTCAGGATTAAGCCTTTTTCTGATCCTGAATTTGATAGGGCCTATAAAATGCTTTGCACTAAAAAGAGTATTTTTAGAATGAGTGCCATGCGATCAGCCCAAGAGTTTGCAAAAATTATCGCAACTCATCTTATACAGGATTGGGAAAATATTGAGCTTTCCAGAACAGGGGTATCTGGTGAAAAAGAAACACGTTACTCGCCTCAATCAGCTTATCAGCTACTGATGTATGGAGATCTAGGGGCTGAGATAACTTCATGGATCTTGGAAAAGTCAAAAAGTATTGCCTAGTTAAGTCTCGATTTATTGCCGCCGTTTATGGCGGTTTTTTATTGCCTAGAGGAAAGTCAAATGGCTCAAGAAGCTCGCTTAGTAATTGTTATTGATTCGGAACGTGCGAAACGCACTGCACAAGACTTATCTGTTGAATTGGATAGCATCACCAAAAAAGGGGATTTCGCCTCGAAATCTATGGACAGCTTGTCTGTAGCCACCAGAGCTTTAGCTGGACACATGGCTGGTTTATTAACAGTAAGTTCTGCCATTTCAAAGATGGATACTTATACTGGACTACAAAACCGTCTTAAGTTGGTCACTAATAATCAAGTTGAACTAAATAAAGCAACGGAAGACACTTTCCGAATTGCTCAAAAAACCTATTCAGCATGGGATTCTGTTCTACAGGTCTACCAGCGTTTTAGTGATAATGCCAAAACTTTAAACCTCACAATGGATGACACAGCACGTTTAACTGAAACAGTTTCTAAAGCTGTAGCAATTAGTGGTGCAAGTGCAGAAGCTGCTGATGCAGCTTTAGTTCAATTCGGACAAGCGTTAGCAAGTGGTACATTGCGTGGTGAAGAGCTTAATTCTGTAATGGAGCAAACCCCAGCACTAGCAAAGGCTATTGCTAAAGGTATGGGTATTACAGTAGGTGAATTACGTTCAGTAGCTGCTGAAGGAAAAATCACTTCACAGGAAATCGTTAAAGCACTTAAAAATGTTCAAAATGATGTAGATGCATTATTTGCTAAAACTGATATT